TGTAGGTTTATATTTCTTATCAAGAAACTTACAACCTGTCACAGATAACTTTTGGCAAGGTATATAAATAGATCAGAATTAAAATTTTATCATGGCAGCAGATAAAGGTAATGCAATCAAGTGGGTTGCAACTAGGAAGGTAGATGATTACCTAGAGTATTTGGTTTCACATACAGCGTGGAATCCAGACAAAAGATTTGCAAAAATATTTGACACTTCAGCAGGTGGTAGAAAATATTTAAAAGAAGCAGGACTTAAAGGTACAGTAAGAAAACATATAATATAAGTTTATGAGTAATATAAGCTACACATATTGAGTACTTTTACTTACTTGACAAAACTTAACAAAAAGATATATAATATATGCAGGTGAGGATTTCCTCACTTTTTTGCTCCTTTAACCGAGACCTTTAAAGGGAGGATAAAACTTCGTCTCTCGTACTACCCTTCATATACAACGTACTCTTAAATGACAACACTAAATTCTTCTAGTTTAACTAGAAAGCGTGGTGGTTTGCTTTCAGGATGGGACGAGTTTTGTGAGTGGGTAACATCCACTGACAATCGCATCTACGTTGGTTGGTTTGGTGTCTTAATGATCCCATGTCTTCTAACTGCTGCTGCTTGTTTCATTGTAGCATTCATCGCTGCTCCTCCAGTCGATATCGACGGAATCAGAGAACCAGTTGCGGGTTCTTTCTTATATGGTAACAACATCATCTCTGGTGCTGTAGTTCCATCTTCAAACGCAATAGGATTACACTTCTATCCCATCTGGGAAGCAGCCACTATGGACGAGTGGTTGTATAACGGAGGTCCTTACCAGTTAGTTATTTTCCACTTCCTTATTGGAATCTCTGCCTACATGGGTAGACAGTGGGAACTATCATACAGACTAGGAATGAGACCTTGGATATGTGTAGCATACTCAGCACCTGTATCTGCAGCATTTGCAGTATTCCTTGTGTATCCATTCGGTCAGGGTTCATTCTCTGATGGTATGCCACTAGGTATCTCAGGTACGTTCAACTTCATGTTCGTGTTCCAAGCAGAACACAACATACTAATGCACCCCTTCCATATGGCAGGTGTAGCAGGTATGTTCGGTGGTAGTCTCTTCAGTGCAATGCACGGTTCTCTAGTGACATCTTCTCTAATCAGAGAGACAACAGAAAACGAGAGTCAAAACTACGGCTATAAGTTCGGACAAGAAGAAGAAACATATAACATTGTTGCTGCTCATGGATACTTCGGTAGATTAATCTTCCAGTATGCATCATTCAACAACTCTCGTTCATTACACTTCTTCCTCGCTGTATTCCCTGTAGTCTGTGTATGGTTAACCTCTATGGGTATCTGTACAATGGCATTCAACCTTAACGGATTCAACTTCAACCAATCAGTTGTAGATGCAAACGGAAAGATTGTACCAACATGGGGAGATGTTCTTAACAGAGCAAACCTTGGAATGGAAGTTATGCATGAAAGAAATGCACACAACTTCCCACTAGACCTAGCATCTGCTGAGTCTACAACAGTTGCATTAACTGCACCTTCAATCGGTTAATTATATAACCCACACGTAAATCAAAGCACCTTCGGGTGCTTTTTTCTTAGGAGAAAAAATGGTAGCATCTACCTTAAACGCACCTAAAAGAGAATGGTTTGACGTTCTTGATGATTGGTTAAAGAGAGATCGTTTCGTATTCATCGGATGGTCTGGTCTTTTACTTTTACCTTGTGCTTACCTAGCAATCGGAGGTTGGTTCGTAGGAACTACTTTTGTGACCTCATGGTACACACATGGTATTGCATCCTCATATCTTGAGGGAGCAAACTTTTTAACTGCAGCAGTATCAACACCTGGTGATGCTATGGGTCATAGTCTATTGTTCCTATGGGGACCTGAGGCACAAGGAGATCTTGTACGATGGTTTCAATTAGGTGGACTATGGAACTTTGTAGCATTACATGGAGTCTTTGGACTCATAGGTTTCATGCTTAGACAGTTTGAGATTGCAGGACTTGTTGGGATACGTCCTTACAACGCACTAGCATTCTCAGCAGTTATTGCAGTATTCACGAGCATCTTTCTAATATATCCATTAGGTCAGCATAGTTGGTTCTTCGCACCTTCATTTGGTGTCGCAGCAATCTTTCGTTATATTTTATTCATACAGGGTTTCCACAATATAACTCTTAATCCATTTCATATGATGGGTGTAGCAGGTATACTTGGTGGAGCATTACTATGTGCCATACATGGTGCAACAGTACAGAACACATTGTATGAAGACACATCACAATACACTGAAGGTAAGATTCAATCTACAACTTTCAGAGCATTCGATCCTACACAGGAAGAAGAAACTTATAGTATGATTACTGCTAATAGATTCTGGTCACAGATATTTGGTATAGCATTTTCAAACAAAAGATTCTTACACTTCCTTATGTTGTTCGTACCTGTCATGGGTATGTGGACATCATCTATAGGTATCGTAGGTCTTGCACTTAACCTCAGAGCATACGACTTTGTATCTCAGGAGATAAGAGCAGCAGAAGACCCAGAGTTCGAGACTTTCTATACAAAGAACATTCTTTTAAATGAAGGTATGAGAGCATGGATGTCATCTGTAGACCAACCGCATGAGAACTTCGTGTTCCCAGAAGAAGTCTTGCCACGAGGCAACGCACTATAAATACGAAGGAGTCTACGGACTCCTTTTTTTATTAAGTATAAATACTATTATGAAAATCAAAAAAGATCAACTTACTCATGAGTTAAGAGAGGTTGTTGGAGATAAGGATATAACATTTGAATCAATAACTGACCCCAGAGATCTCGTTGACATAGAGATAGACCCAGAAGGTTTCTATCAAGGTAGAAAATCAGTTGCAGATATGTTGATCGAATCCAGAAAAAAACTAGAAGAATATGGTAGACAACTCAAGAAAATCCAGTCGCAGAGCAGCGAAGAAATTAATTAGATTAGCAAAGGAAAATCCTGGTATGTACTCACGTTCTGATGTGATGTATGCTAAGATGATCAAGCGTGTGACAAAAAAGGACAGTTAGGAAACTGGCACACTTGACATTAATAATGTAATAGTGTATACTAAATAACATTACGAAGGACTCGAAAGATCGTAACCCTGCGTAGATTAAAAAGACTTCCATGTCGGGAGGTCTAACATCCGCAGGATTTTTTCTTGCGAGACACTAAAAACAAAAATGATTAAATCACTCTTAGCAGTAGCAGCAGTCTCTGCATTCTCAGCACCTGTATTAGCAGGTCCTTACGTCGGTATCGACACAAAAACAAAGTGGAAAGGTTCTGATTACGATTCTACAGAATTTGAAGCAAGTATCGGTTACTCAGGTAAAGTTGGTACTACTAAGTACTTTGTTGAAGGTGGCCCTGTCACAACAGTAGAAGATGGTAAAGAGGCAGACACAGAATGGTTTGTTGCTTCTGGTGTAGGTTTCCCTATCTCAGATTCAGTTGGTGCTAAAGCATCCATCAAGTATGAATCAAATGAAGGTGGAGACAACAAGTACGAATTCAAAACTGGATTAAAGTACAAGTTCTAAATAGTGTTGACACCTTTCGTGTCACTCTACAACGGAACAAAATCGAGACCTGCTTGACAGGTCTCTTTTTTTATGGTATGTTAGTTTCATACATAAATTAAAACTTATCGTATAGACATGGAACACCATAAATATGAAACTGTTCTTTACTCCAGAGATAACTGTCAATGGTGTGAGAGAGTTAAACAATTAATGGATAGTGTAAAGTTTCCATACATTGAGTATAAGTATGGTGTTGACTTTACACGCAAAGAGTTCTATGCTGAGTTCGGAGAGGGTGCAACCTTTCCTCAAGTGCAGATAGATAACAAACACATAGGTGGTTGTAAAGATACCTTGCACTACTTACAGGAACAAGGAATTATTTAATGGATGACATTGAAGAAATGGTCGAGAGAGCAGTTGATCTTGCTTTCAGTGATGACAAATTTTACTTTAAGTGTTATAATTACTTGAAGGACTCAAAGGCAACACGTGCATACACTAGGAAGTTTATCGACTCTCCTACTGCAGGTGGTCTTGCTTTAACTATTTCCGATCTTGATGCATACATCAAAGGTGGTTCTGATTCTGAACACCAATTGCTTCGTGAAGCATATGGTTTTCTTGGTAAACCAAGAGCAAGGAAAATCAGAAAGTATCTCTATTCTATTTTAGAGGGTGCTTGGTTGTATGAAAAAGAAAGGAAACCTGGTCGTAAGAAACGGTCTAAATAAAACCAGATACTCAAGGAGGAACTAATGGAAAGTTTTGTTTTAGAAATCACATTAGTTGTTCTGGTCACGATCGGAGCATTCCTACTAGGTATTACGATCTCATGGTTAGCAAAAGGATATGTAGAAGACTACATTGAAAATGCTGCCTATGCTAAGTCTGTCACTCATCCAGAAATGCTTGATGAAGATGGACAAATAGTACATGACGATCTAATTTACCTTCGTGACATGATCGTTGAAGACGATGATGAAGATGACGATTAATTAATCATGCCAAAAACACTTGAAAATAGCAATACAAGATTGCTTATTAGTGAGGTCTTACGTAAGGTCTCTAATGCTAAAACTAAAAAAGAAAAGGTAGAACTTCTTACCAAACATAACAGTGTTGCTCTAAGGCAACTAATGATCATTAATTTTGATGAGTCTGTTGTGTCACTCATGCCTGAGGGAGAAGTTCCATATAATCCTAATGATGCACCTGTAGGAACTGATCACACTCGTTTAGAGTCTGAGTACAGAGGTCTTTACAGATTCTTTAGGGGTGGTGAACCTAGACTCCCTCGTGCCAAGAGAGAGCAAATGTTTATTCAATTACTAGAAGGACTCTCTGCTGAAGAAGCAGAACTTCTTTGTCTTGTAAAGGATGGTAAGTTGAATGACAAGTACAAGAGAATTACCAAAGCGGTTATCTCTGAAGCATTTCCTACTATAGTATGGGGAGGTCGTTCGTGAAGATCTTAAAACAAGATTGTAAGAAGGACGAAGCACAAGACAAAACATTGCCATATACATGCTACTTAATCATTTACAAAGTAGATGGTGTAGAGAAGTATGACTTGGCAATGGCATCTAAACAGGTAGATCTTTTTGATTATTATTATGATCTATACAAAGAAAACTTTGTTAGTATGATGCAAGCGGAGGGTAGAGTTGCACCTAACATGTGGAAAGATCCTGCTGAAAAAGCAAAGAAACCTAAGAAAAAACGATGACAGTATATAAAAACTTTAAAAATCCATCTAAAATGACAGAGAAGGAACAACAAGAACTAGGTGGTAAAGCAGTTGGTGCTGTTATTACATTCTTTCTTAAACCTTTTATTGTAAGATGGTTATGGAACTGGGTCATGCCACCCCTGTTTGGATTAACAGTAATCACATATTGGCAAGCACTAGCACTAGGTCTGTTAGTATCATTATTGTTTAAAAATTATGAAAATAACTAATTAACATGCCTATTTACCCAGTAATAAATAAAAATACTCAAGAGAAACAAGAACTCCATATGAGTTTAAAAGATTATGAGCAGTGGCGAAAGGACAACCCAGAGTGGGATAAAGACTGGTCTGAAGGAACTGGTGGTGTCACCTATGGCACCCCTAGAATGGAGGATGGATTCAAAGAAGTGATGTCTAAGGTTCAAGAGAATCATCCTACTGCTAATCTTTCGAGGTTTACATAATGCCAAGAGCAAGAAAGAAAATGAATGGAAATGGTCAGAACGGAGTACCAATCCAACCCATGTCTAAGAAGATGATGAAACGTAAGAAACCCATCGACAAATCTTACATGACACCCATCGAACCGATAACTGATAATCAGAAGTTAGCGTTCGAGGCATATGCTAATGGCAAAAATTTATTACTACATGGAGCAGCAGGAACAGGTAAGACATTTATTTCATTATATCTCGCACTCCAAGAGGTACTTGACGAATCCACACAATATGATAAAATAGTAATCGTAAGGTCATTAGTTCCTACTAGAGAAATTGGTTTCCTACCTGGTGACCATGAGGATAAATCCTATCTCTATCAGATACCATATAAAAATATGGTAAGGTATATGTTTAGTATGCCTGATGACAATTCATTTGAGATGCTATATGACAATCTCAGATCACAAGACACTATAGATTTCTGGTCTACCAGTTTTATTCGTGGTGTCACTCTTGATAACACTATCGTTATTGTGGATGAGTTCAGTAATCTAAACTTTCATGAACTCGACTCTATGATTACAAGGATAGGTGAAGATTCTAAGATTGTTTTCTGTGGAGACATAGCACAGTCTGACCTCACAAAAGATTATGAGAAGTCAGGCATCTCAGATTTTATTAGAATAATTAACGAGATGAAAGAGTTTAGTGCCATCGAATTTGATATCGGTGACATCGTTCGCTCTGGATTAGTTAAGTCTTATCTAATTGCGAAATATAATCTCGGTTTTAATTAATGACTTTTAAATTTGTTGATGTAGAACTCGAACCTCTAGAGGTCGAACCTGTGAACAAAGATGGTGTTAGGTTTTATAAACTACCTAAAACTGATAAATATTACCCAAGCGTAACCTCAATCACATCGTTTAAGAACGCTAAGTTCTTCAAAGAATGGAGAACTAAAATTGGTGAGGACGAGGCGAATCGTATTACTGCAAGGGCAACACAGAGAGGAACTGCGTTCCATAGTATCGCAGAAGATTACATCAATGGTGAACTGGATCTTGACAAATACTTGGATAATAATCCATTATCTGTTAGAATGTTTCAGTCCGCAAAAGATACTCTTAATCGAATAAACAACATACATTGTTTAGAATCATTTCTTTACTCACACTATCTTGGTTTAGCAGGTCGTGTTGATTGTATAGCAGAGTTCGACGGTGAGTTGGCAGTAATTGATTTTAAAACGTCCACTAAAGAAAAAAAAGAGGAACACATCGAAAACTATTTTGTCCAAGAAACTGCATACGCAGCAATGTTCCTTGAAAGAACTGGAATTGAGGTCAAGAAAATTGTCACACTTATCGCAACAGAAGAGGGATCTATACAAATCTTTCAGAAGCACAATCTTGATGACTATTTACAACTACTTAAATCCTACATTGAGGAATTTGTTAGGGGAAAAGTCAATGCCTAAAGATGCTAAGAAAGGTCAAGACGATAACTTCCTAACACCAACTAAGTTCTCTCAAGAGATTGAAAGATTAGTCAAAGCAAGTAACGGATTGATCACTTACATTGAAGCCATTGTCACCTACTGCCAAGAGAATGAGGTTGAATTAGAAACTGTACCTAAGTTAGTTTCTAAACCATTAAAAGAACGTCTCCGTCATGAAGCACAGAGATTAAACTACATGAAAAAATCTTCTAAAGGAGTTCTACCACTGTGACAGGATTTGAAGTGTATAAAATGTATCTTGCATTGAAACAACACTTCACTAAAGAAAAGTACAACTACCATAAGTATCGTGGTAAAGTTCGTGCAAGTGAAGATGCTTTTGAGCAAAGGCATGATCGTTATTTCTTCAAAAAATTAGCAACTAAGTATTCTAATCAAGAACTTGTAGATTATTTTGTTGCTAATTTTGTATTTGATCCTAAAGGTTATATAAAATCATTCAGTGATGATGTCTACAAGACTTGGAAGATAAACCAAGAATCTTTTTCTTATAAATTTAAAGAAGATGTTTACTCACTATTAGATGAGTACGACTATCCTTACCAAGATTATTTTGATAGAGTATTTTCTATCAAACAAGGTAGTCATCCTAAACTGTTAAAGTCTTATCTTGCAGGAGAGATTTCATTAGAAACTCTTGTAGTATTTGAAACTTGTTTAGGATTTGTAAAAGATTTTGATAGAGTTTTAACTGATCCTATATGGAAAGAAGTTAGAATGAAAATTATTAAATACC